GGCAGTTGTTGAAAGCATACTTGTAGCTGAAGGCCTTCGCCCTCAGCAAGCCAGCGTGGGCATTGTCCTTGAAACATGCGTATTTCTTGTCCAACACAAAGAAATTGGCAAGGACCTTCTGCGGATCGGTCACTATTTGCAAATCGTCAATATTGCAAATGTTCCCACAGAACTTTGCATGCCCAAAATTCTCGGAAACATTCATGACCAGTTTGAGACCAAGTTCTTTCACCTGATCATCAAAATCCCCTACATCAACACATATGCCGTCGTCCCCTTCAACCAAGCCAACGAATTGGTCCTGAAATTTTAGGAGATCTTCACCATCTACATCAACGTGTAAATTGCGAAGATACATGTACGACATAATGAGCAAGTTGAGTACCCCATTGGAACTGGAAGTCCATAGGGCCCCCGACATCAATCGCTGCAAGATTCGGATTGTCACGTTGTGGAATTTGCAGACATTCACACCCAATACACAGCGCAAAATCATGCGCTTGTAAACAGATGGGAGTCCACAGTTCCTCAGCATGTGCTTGAACCAATAAGCTATAACATCAGAGAACTCACCGTGCTGATGAGCCTCGAAGGAGGAGAAATCAGTCTCTCGCACCGGTAGACTGCCAAAAAGATCACGCAATTTGGCAGGCCAGTCCCTGGGATCTGTTCCCTTGACGAACCACTTAGTGTTGAATGTTGATTTGTCAATCGCCTTACAAATCGGACCAAGCAACAACTTGAGCTCATCAGAATAAGAGTTTATTCCTATCGCATTCTTGGGTTCCATATAACCCTCAAATTTGATAAAACTCTTATTATGAACGTAATCCCTACTGTGCGATCTGAGAGATTGAAGCAATTCTTTCAATTGCCGCTTTCTGGACCCAGGATAATTGGCTTCTTCAAGCCATTCGAAAGTTTCCTTGATGTCCACTGATCTCACGGGCACAAAGTTGGTTCTTATGAACGCACGTGCATAAGACATGAAACCACCAACTTTGGTTTTCGGCGGCATGATGCAACCGAAGCGGTGAATCGCAGACGCAATTTGATTCACCGGTCCTGGATCTGGTATGAAGGGCACCAGACCCGGTCTTCCTGGAAACTCCGTAGACTCTAATCTAATAAAAGGATAAAAAGCAACAAATTTTCTATCTATTGTGGAATAATCTAATCTACGAACATCAAAAATCATTGATGTTGGACAATTCAATTTCACTCTAAAGTCCCCTTGAATGTATCCAAGCACCCATAGCAGGGGACGTGCTAAGGGCACTACCAGTTTTCCAGGATACCCGAATTCGTGACACTTTGCCTCTGGGCATGCGCCGTCACGAACCGCAGGCAATCACTTGCACCGTGGAGTTCATTAGGAGTATTCCTGTTAAAACAGGTGTCCTTACTGATACG